GTTTAAAACTATGTATTTATACAAAGAAAAAAGCCGCTATTTCTAACGGCTTCCAATCACAATTATTTGAAAAAATTACTTTGAAGTGTTCAAATATACTAAATTATTTTACATTAAACAATTTATTGCAGTATGTCCACCAATTACAATACCACAACCTAAAGCTTGTTTTTTAAAGTTCTTTGCGTAAGCAGCAGCGTATGAAGTTCTATCTAAACCACAACCTACTTGCATACCAAAAATTTTAAAATTATTTCCTACCATCCATTCAGTATAGCTTTGTGTGTGAATATGTCCTTGCACCGTTGACATCATATCGTTTTTTGCTCTTGTTCTCGCAGTTCCACCTTCACCGTGTACATATTGAACACCATCTAAAACAAGTCTTTCGTGCCACTTCCATTTAGTGCCAAGAACACCGTTGTAAGATTTTATCCAAGCTTTAGGAATAGAAGAACTTTGTGCTTTACGCATTATCATTCTATCGTGGTTTCCTATTATTACGTCAGCTTTTGGAAAAACTTCTTTCCATTTTTTCAAGTGTTTTATAGCTTGTGTTAATTCATCGCCACCGCCTAAACCATTTGGATTTGTTTCGTGATAACTGGCATAATGGTTGTCTATTATATCACCAATAAAAACAACTCTATTTAAGTTCCAGTCTTCATAAGTATTAAAGCAAAAGTCAAAATAATTTGTATTTTCAAAAGGTAAATGTAAGTCACCAATTATTAAAACACGGCTTTCTTTTTTTGTCAAGTTTTTGAAAGCTTTCAGTTTTTTACCTTGCAATCGTGGTCTTGACTGTTTTATCATTTCTTTGCTGCTCGTTCTGCTCTTCTTTTAGCACGTCTTGCTTTACCATTTAAACACCAAGCTACAAACCTACCTAATAAGTTGTATTTGCTTTTAACATCGATTGTTGTTCCGTGTTCGTCTTTTTTTATTTCAAAGTCAAGAACATCGCTTTCCGTGTCAAACTTAAAAACTGAAATGTTGCCATCTCTGGTATAAGTTACGTCTACTTTATCCGTGTCTATTTCTAAATAGGTTTTTCCGTTTTTTTTATCCCTTTTAAATTTTACATCAAAATTCTTCGTGTCGATATTTATATCTAACGGTTTTTTTGCGTTTTTCATATTATACATATTATTTATTTTAAAATTCATTTATTAAGCAATAGCTAAAATAGCTTTGTTTTGATTCTTTGAATAGTTTTATCACCTCACGATAAACAAGGTTATCTGAAGCCACTTGACAACCAGCACTCCAATAGTCAATTTCTTCTCTTTTTATATCTGCACCTTTTCGATAAGTTGATCCGTGAAAGTTTAAACCAATTTTGCCCGTGTAAAGCTTTCCTATTTCTTCGCTTTTACCGTTTAAATTACCATCACGATAGTAAGGCATATCGTTAGCTTGTCTTAATGCTTCCATCTTGCCACGATGTAAACCAAACTTCCAGCAGTCATAATGCCAATAGTCGGATTTAAGAACTGCAACACCCTCTTTATTATATTTTTTAAAGCCACCTTCTAAATAAACTTTACCTGGGTTTGTAGTTGCTCTTAAAACTGCGTGGAACATACTACCAAAGTAAATATATATCTTGTCATCAAAAACGTTTGTAATGTCTTCTTTCGACCTTACACCAAGTAACCAATACTCATTTGGTATGCCTTTAAAATTTTCTATTTCTTGTACTTTGTCAAGTAGTTCTTTATCCGTGTATTTCCTTACCATTTTCTTCTAATTTGTCGTAAATTATCTTTTCAGTAATACTTAAAGATTCATACGTATATACTTTATTGTTTAGTGCTTCTTCTTCGGTTTTATATGCTTCGTGTTTATGTCCTAACCTTGATTCGGTTATTAATCTATTTAACCAAGTTCGACCAGTTTCCATTTTTACTTTCGCCATTGATGTTTGCGAATCCTTTTTAGTTTCGTGTTTTCGTTTTTTAGTACTCTATTTTGCATTCTTAAAGCGTCTATTAAACTATCGTTAACGTGTCGTAGTGAATCTATACATATTTCTGCATCGTGCGTTATATGGCTTTCTTTAGGTTTTTTAATTTCTTTTCTTACTGTTGGTTCAAAAAAAGTACCAAATAAACTTATTATTGCAGCTATAATTATGTATTTATTTTCCATCGTTATTTATTTTATCTTCAAGCTTATGCTTTCTTTGGTTTTCAAAAACTAAATCTTGAAGTAGTAATTTGTCGTGTTTTCGTTCTTCGTCGCATTCCTTTAATTGTTCTTTTTGTGTTTTTATTTCCGTTTCTTTTGAGTCAAGCAAATATCTACCTAACCAACATAATAATATTATAGCGAAAAAAAATATAACGCTAAAAGGCGATTTTAAAAACTCTTTAAAACCTACATTAAAAATCTTTTCCTTCATCGTTTCTATTAAGTCCAACAACCAATTGTAGTAAAGTATAACTAATTAATAAAATGCCACCAAAAAAAGATGGTAAACTTTCTTGACCATCTGCTATCAAAGCCGAACCAGTTGCTAAACTGCAAATAAATACAATAGCACCTAAAAACCGTATGTGGCTACTATTCTGCATTTTCTTCTATTGGTTCACTCCATTCATCCGTAGCCATTAATTCTAAAACTTCTTCGTGATTTAAGCATTGTATTGGCACGATAGTTTCATCGTATATAAAATTAGGTTCTACATTCCATTTTAAAACAAACTTTGTAAGATCCAAACTTTTGCGAATTGTGTCCGCAGATGTTTCGCCTACTTGCCCAAAGTCAACTTTAGGTAAATCGTCAATGCTAATTATAGCGTATGTTAAATTGTTCTTTTTCATTTTATTAAGTTGGTACGTCAGTTGTAAAAGTTGTTTGGTTAATTATTGTTGCGTCTGCACTTCCCGAACTATCCGAAATTGTAGTTCCATTTCCTTCTTCAAATCGCCACCAATTAGATGGGGGTGTTGAGAAAGTTGCTAAATTCGTAGGTACTCCCGAATTATAAATAGTTGTTGCGTCACTACTTGTTAATGTAGTACCCGCCCAAATAGCAAGTTCGTCTATTTTACCGTTAAATGGATTGTAACCACCGTTTGCTTCTTCTCCTATATAAAACCTGTCCGTTGCATTGTAGAAGTTTGCAAGTGTTCCCATAGCACTTGTTCCAACGTCACTACCGTTTATATACATTTTTGCTTCGTTTCCAGCACTTAATGCTAAATCAATAGTAACTAAAATGTGATTCCAACTTCCGTAAGTAATATTTGAAATTGGTGCAGTAATTTTTTGTGCAGCATACGCTTGAACGTAAAACTCAACACGATTATCTTCGAAAAGTATTAAACCAAACTGTCCTTGATTTGCCGTGCCGCTTCTTGGGTTGTGGAATACATACTCAAGCTTTGGTGCACCGCTATCTGGTTTTACCCAAACTGAAAAACTTGCTTTTGTCAAACCATTTAATGCACTATAAATAGCATCCGTCTTTATATAGTCATCAGTTCCGTCCATTTCAACGCTATAAGTATTTGAAAAACTTGGTGTTGAAACTGATAAAGCAGTATCTCCACTTGCACTTGTTTCGTAAATTTTACCCCAATTATTTGTTGCGTTGTCTTTTCCTCGTCCCCAATTTATCGTGTTGTTGTCAACACCTTGTCCCCATCCGTTAGTTACTGCCATTTTATTTTTTTTATGTTGTTATATTTCCAAATAAATACCATTCGTCAGTTGCTCTTTTTATTAATTGTGCAACTCCATATTGATCAGTTATTTTAGTTTTTCCACCATCCGATAATAATGTTACACCTACTAATGCAGCGACTCTTAACTCACCCGTTCCATAGTTAGCTAATTTTATTTCCGTACCTATTGGAAAAGCAACACTACTATTTGCTGGAATGCTAAAAGTTTTGTTTCCCGTATGGTTTAGTTCAACAAGTTTATGTGCATCAGTTAATACAAAAGTGTAGTTATCCGTCCTTGTATTTACACTAAAATTGTTAATTTCTGCACCAGTTACATATTTTGTTACATAACCACCAGCACCGTCATCTTCGCTTATTACAAGCAAGTCTGTTGTTTCTAATGGGTTACTTTTTGCCGTTAATTGACTTATCTTCTTTTCTGCCATTTTGTTTTAAGTATTTTTTTAACCTTAATATGTTTATTTTCTTTGGTTTGCTTATTCGTGTTTTTTTCATATATACCAATTAGTAAAATTTACATCTGAACTCGGTGAAAAATCTGCACCCGTGTTCGACGTGTATTCGGGGAACAAATTACTATTATTACATAAATAATCTACGCATCTTGTTGCATAGTGTTCAGCTATTTTGCGTTCTGCTGCTATAAGTTTTTCTAATTCGTCTTGGTCTACAACCGTACTATTTTCAGCACTATGTTTATAGATGCCATTGTTTGAAATAGTCACACCACTAAACGGTAAATATTCAACCATACTATAATGCACTAACATAGGTTTTACGTAAGTTTCTACAAGCGTTTGGTAATTACCCGTTAAAGTACCCCCAGCAATGTCAGATTTTAACTTTTCAAGTAAGTCCGT